TTGAATGAACCTGAAAAAGTCCATATTACAGGAACCTCAATTAAATTGAACTTTGGAGAACCTACAAATGAATAACCAAACAATTAGTAGATGATAAAACAATTAATAGTTCAAGGTTTCACCCCTACTATAAAACAGAAGGAGATTATTGATGCTTGTTTATCAAAGAACATCAAATACATAGTCGGTTGTTTTGGAAGACAGGCAGGTAAATCATTTACTGGTATGAACTTATTACTTAAATGGGCTTTAGAAGATAATGGTTCCGTATCCATGTGGGTCTCACCAGTTTATTCACAGGCAAAAAAAGTATTCACAGAATTAACAAATACAATCGCAGGAACAGGACTAACCAAGTCAGTCAATAAAAGCGAACTCACCATCACATTCATTAACGGGTCTGTAATGTATTTTAGGAGTGGTGAGAGAGAAGATACTTTGAGAGGTTATACTTTGACCTATCTTGTTATTGATGAGGCCGCATACATCAAAGATAATGTTTGGATGGAAGTATTAAGACCGACAGTATTGGTTCAAGGTAAAAAGGTATTATTCATATCTACACCAAAAGGAAAGAACTGGTTTCATCAAGTAGCATTACGAGGTATGAGTGATGAATACCCCACCTACAAAACATTCTTTGCTACATCATTTGATACACCATTTATTACACATGAAGAATTGGAAGAGGCAAAATTATCTTTACCTGAAACAATCTATAAACAGGAGATACTGGCAGAGTTCATAGATGATGGTGGTGAAGTATTCGGTTCATTAAAAAATAGTTGTGTATTGGATAATTACCCTACCTATGACCCTTCTAAAAAGTATTATGCTGGTTTGGACTTTGGTCGTCAAAATGACTATACGGTTTTGATTATATTAAATGGGGATGGGGATATGGTTGATTTTTATAGGGAGAGACAAAAGAGTTGGGACATCATCATTAGTGAAGTTGTTGCTAAGTTAAGGAAATGGAGACCAGTATGTTTTGCCGAGGTTAATAGTATTGGTGATGTTTTATACGAACAGATTAAAAAACAATACCCCTCCGTTCAACCATTCATTACCAGTAATGATAGTAAGCAAAACCTGATTGAGGATTTGATTATGGGTATGAATGAGACCAAAATTAAACTAGCCTCACCAGACCTCAATACAGACCTATACAAAGAACTTTCTGTCTTTACATATGAATACTCACCTAAGTCAAGAAAAGTCAAGTACGGGTCTCCTAATGGGTTCCACGATGATACTGTAATATCACTAGCATTATCATATCACTCCTTCAAGAAAAAAGCAACATATGGATCTTATGTTGTTAGATAAAGTTATGAATAAAAAAAACAATAAAGATATTTTTATATGATGAAGTTTAATTACAAAAACAAACAATACCAGATTGCGGAACCCACAGTTGAAATGTGGTCTAAACTTGTATTATTACAAGAATGGACTGATGAGCGTGAGTTCTGTGTAAAGTTATTATCATTCACCACAGGACTAACTGAAGAGGAAATTGAGAATAGTGATTATCTTGAGGTAATCAAAATATCTAATGAAATCTCAGCATTCCTAAATCAAGATGGGGACAAGTTCTATAATGAGTTTGAGTTCAACGAGAAAAAATATAGATTTCTTGATTTACCAAATCTAACCTTTGGTGAGTTTGTAGATATTGATACATACCTCTCAAAAGAGGAACATGAAAAGAAAAAGGAGATGCCCCTATTGATGGCGATGTTGTATAGGGAGGTAGATGAGAAGGGACATTATAAACCTTACAACTCAAAAGAATTACAACTTAAAGCAGAGGAGTTTAAGAAACTCCCCGTCCGTTATGTTCGTGGTTCTACCAATTTTTTTTTTCATTTAGACAAAACCTTGCAAGGCAATTTTCGGGGCTCTTTCGTCCTCAAGTTGAAGTTGATGGTAAAGATGATTTGGATACTCGTGAGGTTCATTCCTTTGATAGGTTTTGGGGTTGGTTCGCTACTCTTGTTTCCTTGGCGAACGAGGATATTACAAAAGTTGAAGAAATTACTAAATATCCGTTAGTGTTTGTTCTCAACTATTTATCATATATGAAAGATATAAACGACATCAGGAGACGAGAGGCTCAAAAGATGCAACAAAAAATGAAACACCAATAATATGGCAAACGCAGTAGGATACTATAATTTCAAGAAGATAATGGACTTGTTAAGACAATTAGCGGATTATCACGAACAAATACAATCTTGGGGATTTGGTGATGTGGAACAACTAATCTATCAAACTGAAATGAGATTGAAGCAGGACAACGTACAATCCAATTTAGCCCCCTTCTATCCTGCTATGTGGGTTATACCTAACGGAGCAAAAACAGATGGTAGAGAAACTACCTATGATTTTAGCATCTTGATTATGGATATACAAAATGTTAAAAACTTTGATAATGAGTTAGACACATATAGCGATACATTAGATATTCTCAAAGATGTTATAGCACAACTAAAATACGCAACAGGAATGGAATGTTATTGTAATCTTGATATTGATTATCCAATAGATATGACCCCATTTGGTGAGGCGTATGACGACTTTGTAAATGGTTGGAGTGGTAGTATAAGATTAAGAGTTCCTGACGCAATAAACAGATGTATCGCACCTTATGCGACATTCCCCCCTTGTGATAATAATAGTGATGGAAGCAGCGAGTAAGTATCAATATTATTCATTTCAACAAATACCACAACCGAACTTTGATGAGGCTATGGTTGAACTTGCTAATATGTTTGAGAAATCACTTAAACAAAATCTCGCAAAACCATACCCATACGCACCAGGATTTTTCGGTCAAAAATCATCAACAGGTAAAAGAAATATGAAACAGAAAACTGGTTCATTATACAACTCCATAAAAGTATCATTTGACCCTGAAACAAATAAAATGAAGGTTAATATGTTGGATTATTGGAGATATGTTAATGATGGACGACAACCTGGTAAATATGTTCCATTAAAACCTTTGATGGCGTGGATGAGAACAAAGGGTATGAATAGAGACCCAAAAGGTAGGTTCAAGAAGTTTAATATTAAAGGGGCAGCATTCGCAATATCTAAATCAATAAAAGAGTTTGGTATTCAACCTACCAATTTCTATGATGATAGTTTTGATACTTTGATTGACGCATTCAACAATCCTAATGGGCCTGTGGCAAAACTTGGTATTGACCTTCAAAAGTTCCTAACAACTATAATTCAAGAACCAATCAAATAATATGAGCGTAATAATAAATGTAGAACAATCACCACTAACCATTACACCGAGTAATGGGGAACATATCTATACTCTTTCATCAACAGGATATACATTACAAAACTTCAAGTTTGTAATAGACGTATATTTTAGACCTGATAGTATAAACTTTTCAGGAACCCCTCAGGCAACAGCAAGATTAAAGGTTCGTCCAAACTCTTATGGTAGGGCTATTATTGAGTTGGAAGAAATAGTTAGAACATTCTTACAAGTTAATCCTCGTTTCTCGGGAACAACATATCCATACTTGAACTATGTTGCTGAAGAAAACTCTATATTGACTATGAGTGATGCTACAGAGACAAGAACATTAAATGCGTTTAATATCTATGGGGGTAATAACTTGAGTGATACTGTCCCTGTTTTATGGCACGCAGAACAATACCAAATAAAAGTTGGTTGTGAGTATGAAGACCCAAGCATATCTGCTATTGTTATTGATATGGATTTGTTGGCATCATATCAACCAGCAGCAATCAATATATTTCCTGGTGTTGATAATAAACTAATACCATCACCCTTTTTATCAGGTGCTACATTAGGTTCGGGTTATACACAATCCCCTAACTTTTTCCAAGTAGATAATCAGTCGTGGTATTATTATGATTTGTTTAGACACATTTATCAACCTGGTGATGATACAACTTGTGGGCCTCGTGAGTTTCTAAATGCTGGTGGTAGGGAATACAAGACAATATCACAAGATGGTTTCGTATCACAAAGAGTTCGTAGAAGACAACATCATCCAGATTGCCCTATAATCCTTTCATTCCTTGACGGACAAAATGATTATTTTAATAATCAAACTACAAGGGTGGTAGTTCGTGGATCAGATTTTCAAGGACAAAATTATACTTATTCAGCCTATACGGCAAATAATTCCACAATCGTAAATAACTATGATATTTGGAAACAAGCGGTATTCTATATGCCGTGGAACATTACACAAACAGGAACTAATGTAATTCCACAAGACGCACAGAAATTATGTTTCTATCTAACATCTGGTAGT